CCTAAACCTTAGAGCGACATTCGCGTCGCACCCACCGACTTGCAAGGTCGGGACCTTTCTCTTAGCAGAGAGGGCCTTGACTTTAAACGACCGCGTACCTTGTTAGGAACACGGGCAAGTCTTGCTCAAGCTGTCGATTTCGCCGGAATCGAGCAAATCGCTCGAATCCGGTCCCTTCGGCAGTTAACGCCTCCTCGACAGAGGAGCCTTCTGGACGATTTCCGGCTACGAATAGCCAGAAAAGGAGACCACCCACATGATCGTGGGCAATCGCCTCAACAGGATAATAAAGCTCCTTACGGGGCCTATCTCCTGTTACGAGGGACGTACGGGACGTTAAGTCCTGCCCGCCCCAAAGTCCTGAAGGAATGTACTCACGATACTTTAGGAGTATCTCTTCGTACCTGGGGTCAACGACCCCAAGTGTCCGACTTGCCCAGCTGGTCAGCTGGTTCAAGGTGAGTATCAAATCGCTGGTTCGTGTGAATGGGCCTCTCAGATAGAAAGGCCTAATGTCGACACCACCGTGCCAATGGGCACCACAGGATTCGCGGAAAGCACCTTCATGATACGACTTGTCCGGATTAACGGAAAAGCCGCAGAATGTAAGGGCCGCCACGAGGTCCTGGTAGAGCGCACTGGGGGCGATGATATCGTCACCATACACCGAAACCCTGCCTTTAACGCCAGTAAAATAGGCGGTGGCTCTCACAATCGAATAAAAGAGCAAGCTCTCTAACTCGAATGTGAATCCATTGCCCATTGAGCTGAACATCGCGTTAACATGGTGGGTGCCATCAATGATGGTAACCGGGCTCCGAAGAGCCTCCATGTAATAAACCCAATCGGTTGGCAAGACGAGTCTTACCAGCTCAATTGAGACCGAGTCACTAGCAGAGGAGAGATCTAGAGTCATAAGTGACCCATCAATACTTCCAATGCGAGCAAGTTCTCCGTTGATGGACTGATCGTTTAGATCAATCCCCACCCGCTTTAGGCAGGTGCGAATCTGGTTACCCAGACTCTTCTGGAAGAACATGTTCAAATCAGGTTCCTTTGCAGCAACCCGATCAATTTCGGCGTTCTTAGGGACTGTGAACATGACGTTACCAACCACGACACGGGGTTCCAAACCCGCGTCAACCATATGGTCATGCCAGCGTGTCCCCTTAATCCATTCACGGACAAAGGGTAATGCTGACCTGGTTACGTCTGCTTGATCAAGGAACTTCATGGCTGGATGGCCATGAACTCGTTTCTTGCTCGTAGAAGCACCACCACTAAAACCCCCGTGAAGGGGGCTCAGAGATGGTGTGAACGGCAAAACACGAGAAACGATCTCCCGAACCTTCGCAAGAAATCGGCTCGCGCCGATTCCGGGCAATACGTCCGCCGACGTCCCCGCGAGGGAACGTAAACGAGCGTTAGTACGGATGTTCGTCTGTTCGGTTCGCAGCCACTTTTCTATGGCCGCTTGCCGCCTCGACGCCGCCCCCGAAGGGGAGGCGTCGACGTATTTGGAAAGCCAAACACGTCTCAAGTACTTCGCCTCAACTGAGGCATCATCATCAAGGATCTTGTTGAGATCCGAGATAAAAGAACTTGAAAGGGTCCTCGATAGGGGTAGATCCGCTGTTTTCAGTTGGATCTTCTTCCTTTGAGCCATGAGATCTTTCTCCATCGGCTTTCAATGCCACTGTGTAAGCGCACCCGGCAACGCCGAGTGCGATGAGCGCGAGAAGCGCCCAGACAAGTGGGCCGTGAGGTCCAGGAGCGTTCAAATTAATAAACGCCCTGAAGCTTCACGACCGTATCGTTGATGACCACCTTTTCAGGTTCAAGGGCATCAGCGAGCATCCCAACGAGGTTGTTCCGTTCAGCAAGAGTGCTGGTCGGAGCATAATCGAAGAGGAGAGTAGCACTGTTCGTCCGAAGGACGACGAGCTTCTCCACGCCATCTTCACCAGTTACGGTGTCGGTGACAGGGATGACGAGCTTGACCTCGGCCTTGCGTCGACCCTCTTGGGTCTTTCGCAGGGACACAGACAGCTTTGAGTTACCGATGGGAACACCATCAGACTCAACGAGGAAACCGACGTTACCGACTTTATCGTCCGGTTCGAAGGTATGAGCGACGGGAGTCGCAGCACGATCCGTGAGGACCGTGGAAGTGAGGTGAGGCATTTGCCGTTACCTTTTGAGTTGTTGTACTAGCGCGAGTGCGGATAGCACATGTTTAGTCGAAAATGGACTTTTCATGTAGAGTGCGGGATAGGGTAATGACCCCATCTTCTCTCTAATGTATCCCCGAGCCTCGGTACGAGACTCAACTGTGTTCTGGACAAGTGTTTGACCACTCACCAGAGGTGCACGTGGGACTCCAGTGTACTGGGCGCTTGCGCCCATGCTGAAGTAGCCATCGATGAATTCTACTCCAACTCCAGCTGTCATAGCTTGGAGAACGTTGCCGACCGGTAGAAACCAATCGACGACGAAGGAGTAGGGCGTTAGCGCCCAAGCGACTTCAAGTGGGTTAATCAAACCCATTTGATCCAAGGATGAAGCCAAACCCTGCTCCTTAATGGAGTAGTAGGCTTTTGCCTTGTAGAACGCTTGAGACGATCCCCAGATTCTTTCGAATTGAGGGTGACCGTCGCCATCCGTTATGGAATACGAATGGTGGTCTCGTAAGAGGCGAACTGAAGAAAATATGAGTTTCTCCTTACGGAGACCCTCTTTAAGCAGTTCGCAGCTATCGTAGATGTCATTGAACAATGGCACCCAGCCGTAGGAGTATTCCAACCACCCCTCGGCAAACGTAAGTTTCTTAGGCTTACGTTTCGAAAAGCCACCAAGCTCCTTAAGAGCTTGATTCCACTTTCCTCGTCGAGCGAGGAGCAAGGCCTTAATGGCCTTACTCGCCGATTTCGCGAGGTGAGACGCAGTCGACCGGACTTCTCCGAGCGACTCGCCATAGTTGACCTTCCGATCTGCTACTTTAAGCAGCAGTTCGGTCGCGAGCCGATTACGCTCGTTCCAGGGGATGCCAACAGGCATCCACCAATGACCCAGGAATGGGCCACTGATCTGGTAGTCAGGAGTGATGATGTTACCTTTCCGGATAGTTCCGACTTTGTCGGTTCCGGTATAGTCCCATCTCTGAACGCCTTGATTGAATATCAGGCGGCCAGAGCTCACTCCGTAGTCTGAACAATTTCTCCACTTCGTCACGCCATCTTCCAAGAACCTAACTGGGTTCGAGGACAGGCCAAGACGTCGTGATCCCGATATGGGATAGGATATGCCGCCCTGATTAAGGCCGGACCAGATGAGCTGACCATTGAGATCATAGATCTCAACAGTCATCACATGCGGATCGTCGAGACGGTACGAAATTTCGTACCCTTCCTCTGGATTCGGATGATAACGCATCTGGGTTCCCCTAAGAGAGATTGAAGACTAAACTATGGTCACAAAACCATGAGACCGAGGCTAACCTCGAGCCACACAGAAATGTGTGAAACCGAAGCGGTATCCC